AATCGCCGGAATCTTACGCTGACCGGCGACATGCTTCGCAACTTCATGGTCCGAACGGTGAGCGAGAACCGCGCGCGGGCGGGCCTCTCAACCCGCAAGGACCGGATCAAGGCGTGGGTCAACCAGAAGATCGAGCCCTGGGTGGTCTTCTCACCGAAAAACAAGGCCGCCGTGCTCGAAGCGGCGCGGCGGGTGCTCAACGAGATGAAGAGCACGCTTCTGATTGAACGTGCGCTCGGAGGCAGGCAGCGATGATCAATCCCGCCGAACTCGTGGACAACTTGGTCGCGTTGCTGCGGGCGATTCCGGATCTTGTCGCCGAGATGGAGGGCGATCCGGAGCGCATCTACGCCTACCACGACCAGTACCCGAAAAAGGCAAGTCTGGCGCAGGCCATCCACACGATGCCGGCCCCGGCAGTGATGGCTGTGTGGCAGGGCACCGCGCCCGGCACGTTCGGCAGCGCGGATGTCTGGAAGCACCAGGTCACGCTCTACCTGCGAGCGCGCGAGACAGACGAGAGCGATCCGCCGGCCGCCTACTACCGGCTGTTCCGGCTGATTACCAAAGGCGTGCCGGCCGGATCGGAAGTGCCGATGCTGAACGCCACGGTCCACCCCTCCTGCTACCCGATGGACCTGCCGCAAATCCAGCGGCAGACCGACGCCGAGGGGCTGGACTATTTCGAAGTTCCCATCACGTTTACGGAGATTGGCGATGAATGAGTTCGTCTGGATGAGTCCGCCCTTCGGACAAGGCGAGCCGGTGCAGGTCGAAGCGAAGCCCGAAGTGCTTGTACCCCTGATGGTGGCCGGTTATTCACAATGCGAGCCGCCGGCCTCAAGGGAGGAGGTAACGGAAGATGTCCACGGCTAGACTGCAGGAGGTCCTGATCTGTTTAGGCAAGCAGAAGCAGACCGATATCGCGACCGCGAACTCGGGTACGCAGATGTGGCGCTTCGGAAAGCTCAACGCCGCGCTCGCAAACCCAAAGCTCAACACCGAGAACGATGCCGAGGAGTTCGGCAAGGGCCACGAGTTCCCCACGCAGTCCTTTCAGACCTCCTGGGACGTCTCGGGCACGCTCGAAAAGTACTTGGGCGCCGAGATCGCGGCCTGGGCGATGGCGTTCGGCCTGGGCAAGGTGGTCAAATCCGGAGCGGCCCCGAACTTCACCTACACCTGCACGCCACTGATGCCAGCGTACGGCGATCCGGCCGAACTACCCTACTTCTCGTTCGTCGAGCAGATCCGCCCGGGCGCAGGTGTGGTGCTCGACCGCATGGCGGTAGGCTGCGTCATCGAGAGCTGGACCATCACCCTCGGCAGCGGGCCGGGGCGTACCAACAGCCGCATCGCGATTGAGTTTGCAGGTTCCGGCAAGTTCACCGAGCCTTCCGGCATTGTGATGCCGGCGGCCACTCTCGAAAAGCTGCTACCTTCAGCCTCGCTCGCTCTGAGCATCGACGGCGTCGACTACGTCTCGAACAAGAACATCGTGTCGCTCGAGACGGGCTGGAAGAACAACGTCCGCATGGACGCGGGCTTCTATCCCGGATCCGGCTTCCAGACGGCCGGAGACGCCACGAGCGGCGCGATCCGCGGCCGCCTGGAATTCGGCAACCGGCAGGGCACGCTGCGCTTCACCGCGCGCTTCGAGAGCGGCTCGATGGAGCTGACGAAGCTCAAGAACCAGACCACGGGCACGGCGGTCCTGTCGCTCACCTACGATGCCAACAACTCGCTCGAGATCACCTGGCACAAGGTCTCCTTCGCGACCGCCGAGGTTGGGGAGACCGACGGCATCGTCACCGTCGCCGTCGAATGCCTGCCGATGTTCGATGCGACAAACGGCATCGTCTCGGCTGTCGCCAAGTGCGGCGTGGACAACATCTGCCAGTAGGAGCTTCCCATGTTTGATGCAACCAAACCCATCACGATGAACCTGCGGACCCCGGAAGGCGTGAAGACGGTTCGTCTGCGCTTCCCCACCGACGAGGAGTGGACCGAGCGCCAGCGCCGGCGGAAGGTCATCATCAAGCAACTCGGGCGCGGCATTTCCGAAACTGTAGTCCCGAACTCCGAGGACGTGGACGCCGCTCTGCTGGCGAAGATCCGCGCCGAGGAGCAGGATCCCGTCGAGGTAGACCCGTTCGAGGCCAGTCGCATCATCGAGCAGTTGAGCCAGGCTGAGGTGGACGACGTCATCCAGACCGGCGACGCGTTCCGCATTACGCTCCGTGTGCTCGGCGGCACGGTCACGCACGCGCTCGCGATGCCCTCGGCCAAGGACGTTTTCGAGTACCGCCGGGCGTTCGCGCGCATTCTGGATTTGCCATTCAACAAGCAGGAGCTGACGATCAACCTGGCGGCCGCCGGCACGCTCTACAAGAAGCTTGCGCGATCGGCCGAGGGCTACGCTGGCGAGGTCCCGATCATCCACCAGGCCATGGCGGTCAAGGCCGCCATCGACGCGCTCGATGCAAGCTTCCAGGAGGACCGCAACCCAAACTTCTAAACGGGGAATGGCCGGAGCGGCCCTCCCTCCGCTTCCTGATCCACTGGGCCCTGCGGCGCGAGGAAGTGTGCGATCCGCGGCTGTGTCCTGACGCACCGGAGGACGGCGGACGCTGCGACCACTGCCCGCTCGATAAGCTCGACGCGACGCAGTCGAGCGAGACCGGACTCCTCATCCGCCGCGCACTCGATCTCCGGGCGGCGCTGAAGCTGGGAGTGCGAGTCTCGCTCGATGAGATCCGCGCCGACGAGTTCTACGCCATGTTGATCCTCGAAGAGGAGCGCGAGCGGCTGGATCAAGAGCGCATCAATTCCCATGGCCGATAACAAGCTCGAGCTGGTCGTCACCATCGAAGTCGATAAGGCGAACCAGTCCATCAAGAGCGTCAACACCAACCTGTCAAATATCGAGGCGACCGCCACGAAAGCCGCGCGCGGCGCCTCGCAGGGGATCGACGGGATGACTGCCTCCATGGTGAAGGGCGCCACGGCCGGCAACCTGCTCGCGGACGCGATCAAGAAGGCCATCGACTTCGGGAAGGAGTGGACCATTGGGGCCGCGCGGCAGGCGGCGCAGGAAGACCGGCTTGTCTCCATCACCCGCACTCTCGCCAAGGTGCACGGCGACGGCGCGGCCGCCGCGACGAAGGCCATCGAAGCCATTCGCCAGATCGGCTACACCTCGGAGGACGCCACCACGAGCGTCCAGAAGCTCATCATCGCCGACATCGGTTTGGAAAAAGCGCAGGGCCTCGCGCGCGTTGCCAAGGACGCCGCCGCCGTCAGCACCGAAGGCATCGGAGCCGCCGAGGCCTTCGAAAAGATCATGCTGGCGATCGAGACGGGCCAGAGCCGCGGCCTGCGGACGATGAGCCTGTTTGTCGATCTGAACAAGGTGGTTCAAGTTGAGGAGCTGAAGCGCGGCCGAACGCTCACCGACCTCGAAGCCAAGCAGGTCCGCTACAACGCCGTGATGCGCGCGGCGACGGAGATTCAGGGTGCGGCTGCCGCCAAAGCCGAGAGCGTCGATGGCCAGATGGAGAAGCTCTCGCGCGAGCTGAAGGATCTCAAGGACGATGTCGGCCGCGCGTTCCAGAGCGAATTGAAAGCCGTTGTCGGTCACTTGAAGGACCTGGTCAGCTGGCTCAAAGACAACGTGACCTGGATCGAGAAGTTCGGCACGATGGCTGTTTGGCTGGCGGGCATCCTCGCCACCTACGCCATCGCGACCAAGATCTTGGGGATCGCCAAGGCCGTCGACGCTCTGACTCTGGAGCTCACCCGGAATCCTTGGGCGTTGCTGATCACGGGCGTGGTCACCGCGGGCGCGATCGTCTACAAGTCGTACAGGGACATGCAGGAGGAATTGGAGGCGCGCAGCCGCGAGATGGAGAACGCAGCGCTCCGGCAGCAACTCCTGTCCGGCAAGACGTCCCTCGCCGACCTCCGGAAGCGCGGGATGACGGACGACCAGATCCGCGAGCTGGTCTCCGATCGCAGGTTGCTTCCCGGCGAAGAGGAGCCTCGGGGCGAGTTCGGGGCCGACCTGCCCAAGATCAAGATCGCGGGCGAGCCGGATGTGGATGCGTTGAAGCTTGCGCAGGAGGTCCGGAAACGCCAGGCCGAGAACGAGAAGTTCTTCCGGGAACGGGCCATCGCTGCAGCGGGCGCCGGCAAGACCGGCTTCGCCAAGGACATCGCCGAGATCAACTCCGAGATCGCCAAGCGCACCACGTTCGTGGATGAGCGCGGCGTCTCCCGCTACGTTGCCCTTACGAAGGCGGCCTGGAACGCGATCATCGACGAGGCGCGACAGAAGCTCGAAGCCTTCAAGCAGCACTTTGCGCTCGAAAACAAGAAGGCGCTGGCCGAGTATCTGAAGGATGAAGAAGAGGCGCACCAGCGCGCGATGGAATTCGAGGCGCGCCGCTTCCAGCAGCGCATCCAGAACGACGCGGAGATCGCCGAGCGAAACCTCGATCACCTACGCCAGGTTTACGCCTTCGAGGAGCAGCGGGCCGGCGTCGAGCGCGATGCACGCCTCCGCGAGCTTGAGGGCGCGGACGCGCAGACGCTCGAGCAGAAGATCGCCGTCGAGCAGCGCAAGGCAGAGATTGAGGTCGACTACCTGGAGAAGGTCCACGAGGTGAGGCAGCGCCTCTATGACATGGACACCTCGCGGATGCTGCTCGAAGAGGAGTTGACCTTGAAGCGGCTCGGCTACCAGGCCGACGAGATCAAGGCGCGGATCGTGGAGCTGAGCCGGCAGCGCGAGGATATCCGGCGGCAAAACCAGGAGGCCACGGACGCCGCGATCCAGGCCGCGCGCGAGAATGCCGCCAACAGGGCGGCTCAACTGGTGCGCGAGCACAACCGCAGCATTTTCGAGTCGCTGAAGCAGCAGGCCGGCGGCGTATTCGATGCGCTGCTTCAGAAGTCGCAGTCGGTGTGGTCGGCCATCGCGAACTCGTTCAAAACCGCGCTGCTGACGGCGATCAAGGAAGTTATCACGTCACGCGTGGCTGCGATGCTGATGTACCTGTTCACCGGCCAGAGGGTGACGTTTGCTGGCGGTGGCGCCGGTTCCGGCGGAAGCGGCGGCATCCTGGGCGGGCTGGGTGGACTGCTGGGCATTGGCGCGATGCCGGCATCCGGTGGTACGGGCGGGCCGATTCCCGGCGGTTCGGCGGGCGGCTGGGGCACGCCTCCGTTCATCCCGAGCACCAGCGGTGCCGGTGGCGGCGGCCTCACCTCGAAGGCAGGCGTTAGCATCAGGGGCGGCTTCAAAGGATGGAAAGATCTCCTGAGCAACCTGGGCAACATCGGCTACCGCCCGGAGCGTTGGCGCCTGGACGAGATGGGCAACATGACGAAGATCGCCGATGCGCGCGGGATCGGCGGCTGGCAGGGCGGCGCGCTGCTGGCCGGCGGGAGCATTCTCGCGCTCGAAGGACTGCGGCGCGGCGGCTGGTCCGGCGTAGCCATGACGACTGGGGGCGGCGCGATGATCGGCGCGAAATTCGGCGGGCCGTTGGGCGCGGCCATTGGCGCCGGCGTGGGGTTCGTCGCCGGCCTGTTGCGCCTGTTCGTCAAAAGCTCGGAGGAGAAGGCGCGAGAGAAGATCAAGGCCCTCTACGGCGTCGACATCTCCGACAAGGGGCTGCTGAAACAGATTGTGGACACCGCGAAGCAGGCCTTCGGCGGCAACCTCGACATGGCGATCCGCAGCCAGCAGATCCGGGACTTGGTCCAGTTGTACGCAATGAGCACGGGGCAGCCGACTCGAGGCATGCCCGCCACGGTTCACCCACTCAACGTTGTGCAGGTTGGCGGCTCACTATATCAGTCGCCGGGATACTCGAATGGCACGGCGCTCCCCGGATTGGGAGGGCTGCCTACACTCGATGCCATCGGCGGCGGCGTGGCCTTCGGAGCCGGACTCGGCACCACGGTTGTCAATCTTCAGATCGACTCGAAGACGGTCGGGAACGTGATCATCCAGAACGGGCGCGTTGTGGCCCAAGGAGCGATTAATGCTATGAAGGCGAACGCCGGCCGACGGGAGTTGACGGCGCTTCAGGTCAGCCCTGGCTTGGTGACCGCATGAACCGCGGGGCCATTTTGCAAGAACTACATTGCAGCGGCTAAATCACCGGGCCGAGCCTGCGCAAGCATATCTTGGCCGTCGAAGTTGTCCGTTGCAATGACCCATCCAGTCTTGCCCCGCGGAGTCTTGACCTTCGCCCACCATTTGGCTGCTGGGCGAGGCGCGTCGTGAGGGCGGCCCTCGATAACCGTGATTGCTCCACGGAACCAAACTCGCCACTGGCCTTCGCCCATGTAGTGCAGAAGGTAGTAGACCTGTCCTTTGCGTATCCGAGGCGAGGTGGGTTCATACGACCCGGGCTCGGGGTGATCGCGAGTGGCGACGACGCGCATTGGCCGGCAATGGACTTCGCCGGTGATAGCATGCACGCGTTCTCCTCGCCGAAGGTGGTCGATGATCTCGGTGCCGTCAGGACGATCGTAAACGCTCAGGTTGCGCTTGGCGATCCAGTCGCGATAGACACAGCCCTCAAATGGGCAAGTGCCCTTTGAGACGTATACAGAAGGGGGCTCGTCTTTCGCGTTGTTTGAGGATGCTGGTAGCGCGTTGACGTGCCCAAACGCAATTACAGGGAGCAATAGATATGGCAAGCGGCGACCCATCGCACCTCCCCTGAGCATATAACGAAACGCTGTTTCTTAGGTAAGTTCCCGCACGCCTATGCCCGCCTCCATCCAGAATGCTGTGCCCGTGGCGGTGCTGCCGCAGAGCCTATGCCGAGCATTCGTCCACACGCGCGAGTACCCGGTCATCGACAACGAATACCGCAACGGCGAATCGCAGCGTTCGGTTGAGTCGGCGACGAGCCGCAAACGGTGGCGCCTGGCAAAGCGGCTGACTCCAGCGCAGCTCCAGGCCCTCCGCAGTTTCTACGAAGCCCGGAACGGCCCCGCCGAGCCGTTCTATTTTTATGACCCTTACGAGACGAACCCCAAGTTCTCTTACGACTCGACCGGCCAGGCAGTCGCGGGCCGCTACACCGTGCGGTTCAACTGCGAGTGGAGCCAGTCCGTGTCACCTGGGCGAGCCTTGGTCGAAATCGAACTGCTGGAGGTAGCCTGATGCTGTTGCTCAAACCGGGCGTCCGCGTTGCCGGCCTGCGGCCGGAGATCCTGCTCGCGGTGGTGGCCGCAGAGCGCGTCTGCGCCGAGATGGGCGTGGACTGCGTGGTGACGGCGTGCGTGGACGGCGTCCACAAGGCCGGCTCTCTCCACTACTGCGGCCTTGCCGTCGATCTCCGCAGCCGCGATTTCCGCCCGGGCGACGCGGATAAGGCCATCGCGCACATCAAGCAGTGCCTCGGCGCGGACTACGACGTAGTACTTGAAAACGATCACGTCCATGTCGAGTTCGACCAGAAGCAGCCGTTGACCCGATAACGCGCCGCAGTGCTGCATTAACAGCCCAATTCTCTCGATATCGAAACCCTTCGCAGAATGATCGGATTTGCGATCACAAAGGCCTGCTCTGTTTGTGGGCAGACGAAGCCTACGTCCGATTTCTACCGGCATCCGAGCACCCGTGACGGACTGGATCGAAAGTGCAAGGACTGCCGAAAATCCGCCTCACGCAAATGGAAGGCTGAAAACTCTGACCGTGCCAGGGAGACGGATCGCCGCTGGCGACAGCAGAACCGCGAGCGGGCCAACGCCCACTATCGGCGTTGGCGGCAGAAGAACAAGGAGAAGCACCTCAAATTGTGCCGCGAATGGAATGCCGCCAACCGCGAGCGCTGCCGCGCCAATTTCGAGCGCTGGAAGGATATGCATCCCGGCCGATTGGCTGAATGGCACCGCCAGCGGCGGGACAGGCTGCGCGTTGGCCAGTCGTACTCCGAAGCGGAATGGCATGCACTGCTCGCTATCTTCGGGTATCGCTGTGCTGCGTGCGGCGTCGACGCCCGAGCCACACGGGAAGGATTCCTCACACCCGATCACGTGATTCCAGTCTGCATGGGCGGCCCGAACACCATCGATAACATCCAGCCCCTATGCCTGGACTGTAATCGCCGAAAGAACGGACGCTTTATAGATTACCGCCCGGACTGGGCGAGGTGAACAGATGGACCAAATTGGCAATGTCGTCGTGCCGGAAATCGTTCCGTCCGGAGTCTTCCCACTTGTGCCGGACTATGGGTGCGGGCTTGCCATTCGGCCAGAGGTCGTGATCCACCAATTCGGCAGTGGGAACTGTAAGGTGGAGCAGCGCTACCTCTTGGGCACCGGCGCCAGGCGCTTCACCGTGCGCCGGCAGTGGCTCCGCGATTCCGAGCGGATTGCCCTGCGCAACTTCTGGGAATCGAAATACGGCCCCTACGGCGCGTTCACCTACAACGCGCCCAACGACGACGGCATCGGGACCACGCCCTACATCTGCCGCTTCGCCAACGAGCCGCTGTCCTGGGAAATGGTTGCCGATTGGGCTTGCTCCGTCGGCGTGACGCTGGTCGAAATCCCGTCGAGCACGCCCGCATACGCGCTCAACACTACGGTCACCCGCTTCCCCTCCCAGGCGCTCAAGGACGCGCTGCTCTCACAGGTCCAGCAAGTCATCCCGCTGATTAAGATCCAGCCGTTGCAGGCCGGGTATCCCGCCATCTATGTGTCCGACCGGCGTTGTACCGTGGGCGCGCAACTCTATCAGGCGCGGCTGATCGACTTCGACGGCATCTCGCAGGGCATGGGCAGCGAGGCCGACGACGCCTCCTTCACCTTCGGCAACGCCGACCGCGTCATGCGCGACCTCGCCAACGACGTGGACCTCTACCGCGCCTCGATCGAGTTCTCGCTGTTCCACGTGGGTACCGGCATCAAGCTCGATCTCTGGAAGGGCGACATCGTCAACTGGTCTCTCGATGCGGGCCCGGAGTTCAAGGTCACGGCTTCGGACGGCCTCTATGAACTGAACCTGCCCTACCCGACGCGCAAGATCTCCCGCACCTGCTGGAAGGCGTTCAACTCGCAGGCCTGCCCGTTCGCCGAGCACGGCGCGCTCGACTTGGTGCACTTCCCCGAAGCCGATCCCACGAAGTGCGACAAGAACTACGAGACGCCCAACGGGTGTCTCGCGCACGGGATGAAGCGCTACTACGGCGGCATCGTGGCCGAACCGCAGGGCGTCCGCATTAAGGACAACTCGACCGGTGTGTGGGGCTTCGGGCGGTCCACGATCACGAGCGTGTCGCTGGTCGCCGAATCGATCTACGACCAGGTGCTGCCCGAGATCTACACCGACACCGACATGCCGGTGAACTGCAAAATCGCGGCGGGCCGGGACGAGAGCGATTTCTACGAGGCGCTGGGCATCGTGGGCGAAGGGCCGCTCGTGGCATTCACCACGCCGCGCATGGAAGACAAGGACGGCGATGGCAAGGCGGAAACATTCGTCGGCCATACGCTCGATGGCCAGGCCCACCACGGCTTCCCGAACAACGACTACGGCCTGCGCACCTGCCTGGGCAATGATCCCGCGGGCGTCACCGACTTCTTCTCCCTCGACCAGTCCGGAAACGTAACCGGAGGCGACTGGCGCAAGGTCTACTCCGGCAATTCGACCTACAAGGACAACTTCGCGGCGGGAACGTCGTTCATCGTGATCCGCAGGTCCGACGCCAAGGGCCTGCAACTGTCACGACCGGGCGACCACGCCATGATCGCGACGGTCCAGCAAGGCCTGCGCGGCTGGGTGTGGACCAGCCCGGGCGTGCGTGTATACGGGCCGGCGCTCACCAATCCCGTTTGGATCGCAGTCAACATGCTGCTCCGGGCGCGCGGGCTTCGCCTCGGCGCGGATGCTACAACCCAGCAGCTCGATTTTGCCGAGACGTTCTTCGACGTTGGGGCTGCGATCGACGCGGCATCGATCTGCGATGAGCAGGTGACGAAGCTCGTCGGCACGGGCGCCGAGACGCAGTTCAAGTTCCGCGGTGTGATCCAGGAGGAAAAACCCCTGCGCGACTGGCTTCAGGAAGTGCTCATGAACTGCCTGGGCTACTACACGTTCGCCTTCGGCAAGCTCAAAATCGGCATCCGCGAGAACTCATCCGTGGTCGAGGCGTTCACCGAGGGCAACATTCTCTTTCGCAGCCTGGAACTGGCGCCGCTCAAGCCGTCATTCAACCACCTCACGGCCAACTTCGCAGACCAGGATTTCGGCTTCGTCAACAACAGCGTGGCGGTCTACGACATCGACCACGCCGCGCTGATCGGCGGCGGCGCGGGGCCACTGTTCCTGAAGTCAAACGTCAACCTGTGCGGCGCCTCGACCAAGTCGCAGGCGGCGCGCATCGTGAGCGTGCGGCTGCGCGAGGAACTGGGCGGAACGAGCGCGGCGGAATGGAAGAAGGCGCGACAGGTCTCATTCAAGACCACCGTGCTCGCGCTCAACACCGAGCCGGGCATGGTCTGCTCGATGACGCATCCGGACATGCCCGGCGGGAGCGGCGAGTTCCGCGTCACATCCTGGCGCCTGAACAAGGACTTCTCGATCGACATTCAGGGCCGCACGACCACCGACAGCATGTACGACCTGGTCGCCGGCCCCAAGCCCGCCGACGTGGAGCCATCGCCCGTGCCGGAGGAGATCCTGCACGACACCGGCGTGCCGGGCATCGTCCTGGGCACGCCGAAGCTGGGCGATTACGGCACCATCGCGCTTGACGACATCCAGGTGCAGCCGGACGCTTCCGGCAACATGAATATCGCCGGCGCGCACCAGGTCGCGATGGCGCTGTACTACGTGGATGAGCTGGCGACCGATCTTTGGGCGAGCCTCGAAGCCGCTCTCGACAAGGACACGGACCCGGTGACGGTCTCCTGCACGGTGAACCCGGGTACCGCGCGCGGTTTCCGCGTCGGCGACTTCGTAGTCTTCAACGATGAGGCGGCCGATCCAGACCATCCTGGCCGCCGCTCCTATGAATGCGCCCAGATCGTCGGGCCCGGCAACGAGGGCGATGTAGTGCCTTCGGGCAACTTTGTGATTCAGCGCGCCTGGCCCGGCGTCGATCCTGGCTTCGCCACGTTCGGAACGTTCCGCTGCGCTCACGCGAAGGGCATCCGGTTTTTCAAGCTCGACTACAAGATCTTCACCTACTCGGTGAAAAAAGGCTTCTTCCGGACCCCCGGCATTCCGGCGCGCGTTGAGGCGAAGCTTCCCTCGGCCTGTGTGGTCGCGATGCTCGTGGGCGTGGCCAATCACTTCGGCTTCGGGCCGTTCACCGTCTGGCCGCTATCCCACCACAACGAGCCGTTCATGCCTGGCGACCGGACCTGCTCGGGTGGCGCCTACACGTTCCAGATTCCGGGCCCGCTCGCGGTCGCGGACACGGTGGCGATTCCGATGAAGGTGCAGGACCCGGCTTCGATCCGCTGCGTTTACGCCTACCTGCAGCGGGGCACTTCGGACGGGCAATCGGCCTATCTGGTCAAAATCAGCCGGGACGGCGGCGCCACCTGGGAGCCGCTCGAGTACATGGGGATTGCGCAGTCGCTGCCCACGCCATCTAAGACCACCTATGACTTCCTCGTCAGGCGAGGGTATGGGCGGCCGGAAACGCGACGGCTGCCCTACAACGACTTCGGCATCGTGCTCTATTACGCGGTGACCGCTGGTCCAGACCCGCAAACGGTCCCGACCGCCTCCTACGGCGCGAACCGGCTTGGCTTCGACGTGGGCGAGTTCGTGCACATCAACCTGGGGCAGCCCGACGAGGAGTACGTCGAGGTGCTCTCGGCCGACCCGGACAACCAGACGTTCACCGCGATTTTCACCAAGGATCACGCCGTGGGCGCGACGGTCCGCCCGACGATTTGGCCGACGCCTATCCTGAATGAGGGCGACGACCTCGCGTTCGACATTCTGGTGGTGGCGTCGCCGGACCCGGGCAGCGATCTCACCGTGGTGATTCAGACCTAGAGGCTACACATGCTACTGAATCCAAATCGCTCCAGGAACCGTATCTTTGTTGAAACACAAACCAACTGCAAATCTGCGCACTCGCACCTCAGACTCGCAAGATGAAATCAAATTAATATTAATAATTATAGACCTTTTTGCCTTTATATGCCAAATTCCCTCGCAGGAGGGACCTCATGGCCATTGCTTACGTTCAGGGAATGGTATTCCCAACAATTGTCAGCATCCTATCGGCGGTGGGTATGGCTGTCCCGGCCATCGCCCAGCCCTTACAGGCGCCAGCTTTGGCTGCTCCCACTCTCCGACTTCCGCCCCATGCTGTCCCCGGCTCCACACCGGAACGACGTGCAGCGCTGCTGCGATACACACCGGAGCAGCGGGAGAAAATGTTGGCCCCGGTCAAGGCGTACCTTATGCAGCGCTGGCAAAAGACCGGGGGGAGGCCTCAGCCCGGGAGTCTTCCGGTCCTGGCAGGACATAATAGCGAACCGCGGCACATCCGTCGCTCCCGAGCTCACAGCGTCGTCGGTGGCCCACTTCACGTTCCAATTCCGCGACAATTCGGGCGTGCTGGCCACACCGAACGCAGCAGTGCGCGAATATCACGGTGTCTATCCCAGGTCGGTCGGTACAAACGCAGTGTTTGGAATACAATCTGATGACCTCGATTTCGATGGGCTGCCCGAGGATTTTGAGAACCAGCTCGCGGACAACTTTACGCCCATTTACGGAGTCTCGGGAGGCGAGTTCAATTACTTCGCGCGTTTCGGGGACTATGTCCCCCAGACCGTGATCCAAAGACTGGGCCCGGTCCCGCCGACGAGCCATTTCCGCGTACAACCGCTGGGGCTCGCGACGGACGCCAACGGCACCCTCGTCTTTGCGATGCGAATCGACTACCTGACCTCTTGGGACGCTGACGGCGGACTTGCGGGCGGTGGCGCCTTTTGCTTGTACTCGTATTTCGGTCTGGACTCACTTATCCAGGTTCTAACGGACCACGAGTTGGACAACGAGCGCTCGGCAATGCTGGTGGCTGCACCTGCGGTGAACGGAAGCTATAACTCCGACCCGAACGCCTACAGCCTTTACAGCGTCTACTTGGCAGCCCACGAAGGGACGTTCTTCGATCACAGTATCTATGCAGATTTCTGGCCTGTCGTGCCAGCCGGGAATCATCTTAACGTCTCGCTCTCGAAGTCGAAGCATGCGACCTACAATTTCAATCCAGATTACTATCCGCTGTTTCCATATTGGTTCATCGCGGACACGTATGCTGGGTTATATGACTCGTACTATGCCGGCTTGATCAGTTACGACACACTGTTGCTCTCGCTTGCGATCGCTGACGACATCTTCTATGGTTGTGTCGTCGAGCGCTTCGGTAGTCAGGGGGGTGCCTTCGCACAGACCCGCATCAACGTGGGCGAGCCAGACGCTCCGATTGACGGGTGTGGGTTTATTCGCGACAACACCTCGCGTTCCAGTTATCTATACCAGAAACTGGCTGCGCCTCTTTGGTAGTATCGTTGGAAGGATAAACAGCAGGAACATGACTCGAAAGACAATTGCCCTCATTCTCTGCACGATGCTAAGCGTCACGACGTGGTGTAGCGCCGCCAACACGTCTATGATCCAGCATGGAAAGGACACGGCGGGTTGGGCTGCGGCGGTGCATCAAGCCGATGCTAACGGCTACAATTTTGTGGAATTCCGCCTCACGGATCGCCGCAAGGTGAAGGGCTATCTGAGAGCCGTATACCCGGAATCCTGCACCGTTCAGGCTGCACCGGGAACGGTCGAGGTCTCCTATAGTGATATCCAGTCTGCGAAATGGAAGCACAAAGACCCGGCCGTTCCCACCAAGTACGCGAACCAAGCTTTGAGCCGTCCAGCCAAGTACGCTTTGATTCTCGGCATCGGGTTGGTTCTTGGTGTGCTCGCTGCGATTTGGGCTGGCAGGTCATAAACCTACCGTGAATTCGATCATGGTGACGCATACCTGTAGGGTAGCTTCGGCTGCTCGGCTCTCGGCTTGTCGGTGAGACGCCGGTAGGCTCACTTTACTAGCTAGGCCAACACGTACCCCAGAGCGCGAATAGTCGCTTCGTTGCGCGGTCGCGCTGCGGGCAGCTCTGTGTTTCTCGCGCCGTTTTCTCCGCTACTGATGGGCTCTCAGCCTCTCCACATCTTCGATCCCCGCCAGAACATGCACGTGCAGGGCTTCTCCGGCCGCCGCGACGATTACGATTCACGACGTCACCGAGACCGATCTGTCCATCTCGGGCATCTTCCAGGTGGCGCGGAAGGACCATACTGCACGACGCGTCGGCACCAGGTGTTGAGGGCTCAATAGTTTATTGCTGGTTTATAACGGCGGCGCCGTGGTTCTGCCACCAGTCTTTCCAAAAGGCGACATGGTCGGTGAGACGGGCCGCTTCCTCAGGCGTGCCGCCCATCCAGCAGAAGCGATCCGTCTCGGCAGTCCGAAGCGGCGCAGGCTCGCGGGAGGACATCCAAGACATGGTGCGGACCGCATCCGGGGTCACGGTCACCGCGTTCCTGACGAAAAGGCAAATTCCAGCCAGTGCGTTGGCGCGAACAGGCGCCTCATCGGAGTCCAGCAAGGCGATCAGTGTCGGCACGGCCTCTTTTGTGTGCATGGCGCGCAGTGCGTAACTGGCGTTCTCCTTGAGTAGTGGGATCGCCGAATCGGCCTCGGCAAGCCGCGCAATGGCTCGTACCGCGTCGGGATCGTTCGCGTTGTGGTAACCGGACAGGCTCTGTGCGATTGGGTTCACGTGCGCAGATGCGGACAGGGCCTTGAGCTCTGCCGCCGCGCGCTTCGGGCCTTCCGGATCGTTGATTGAGATCAGGCCAGCAATCGCGATGCTGCGGAGGTGTGGCGACTCCTCGTCTGCGAGTTGTAGGTATGCGGAACGAAGAATCTCAGCTGGCAGCGTGCGGAGACTGTCTGCCAAACCCGCGGCCTGACCTCCGTACTTGCTGAAAATGATATGTGGAACGCGGCGGTTCCCCACGGTCTCGACCTGGGTTGTGGGCCTGAGTTCGTCACCGTGGGCGCGAGTAAGCCAGCGGAGTGCGGAAAGCAATTCGTTCCTCACCGACTCAGCGGGCGTCCTTCCTTGTTCGCCGGCTGGCGCCTCGGCTGGTAGCTGTACGACCGCGCGATAAAGTTCACCATAGTCTGGCGCGGGCGGCAACAGGGTATACTTGCCATCTTCCGACTTCAGGAACCAGATCCCATACAGGTCTGGGGCAGGTCGTACGGATGTTTGGGGAAAAACGAAATCGCCGCGTCCCTCAATTTTGGCATTGATGTCTGTGCCGGAGACGAGGACGCCTTTCAGCACACGGTCCACCCGCAGCACGATGTCGCTGGAGACCCGATCGCCGGCGACCGACGTCGTCCCGTTAAGGATTCGTGCGACAACAATCGTATCGGATTCCTGAATTTGGCGCCTGAGGTCGGGACCCGGGAGCGGGCCGGCCCATGCGCTTGAGACCAAGAGAGACAGCCCTACAAGTACAAGACCGGAGCGCATAGCCATTTTCGACGTGTTTGCAGCGGAGGGGGTTTCTCAAGGCACTACCCAGCACCATATGTCCGAGGTGTCCAGGTAAGCACCTGGGCGACAGCCGGAAATCCAGGCGGCACTGCATCCCACGGATTGAAATGCGGCGCGGGGACGTGAACCTTGATTCCGCAGTGGACCAATGCGTCACAAAGACCATATTGCCATCAACTTACCAAGGGAGCGCACTTGTTGAATGGCTTCCGAAACCCCCTACATCTTCGACCCGCGCCGGAACATGCATGTCCAGGGCTTCTCCGGCCGCGCCGCCACGACCACCATCCACGACGCCACCGAAACCGGCCTGTCCATCTCCGGCATTTTCCAGGCGGCCGAGGACTTCGCCGTCCTCTGCCTCTACAACGCCTACGATTACTTCAACCACCTGCGCACCAAGCACCTGCCGCGGACGGACCTCTCCAGCCTGCGCCTCGGGTTCGACATCGAGTACGACAACGCGCTCGACGGCGCCATGCGATTCGACGCGCCGAAATACCCCAGCGTCTCCTGGGACGCGATCACGTTCGTCACCGGCGCGGGCGACGTGCACGAGGTCCCCATCCTGCCGCACGCCACGGTCATCGCGGGCTCGGAGACGCCCGCCGGCCTTCAGCTTGACCTCAGCGCGAAAGCGCCAGCCTTCGGCGTGGATTACTATCATCTTCACTTCCGCGACACTCGCTACACCGTAGCCCACACCGACTGCATCCGGGAGACGCAGTTGACCCAGGACGTGCCGGGCGGCGGCGAAACGTGGTTCGAGGTTGTATCGGCCGAGGGCTTCCGCGCCGGCGACTGGGTCTACATCGAGCGCACCGGCACCAACGAGGAACTGCTTGTTTTGCTCGAAGTGGACGAGCTCCAGAATCGCCTCCGGGCCAACGTGACGATCACGCATCCGGCCGGAAGCTACGTCACGCTCCGGGTCGAGGGCTACCACATCGCCGAGAGGTTCGCCGCACTGATCAACGACCCCAGCGATCCGCCCGGGCGGTACGGCCCGTGCCAGGCGGCGGTGATCACGGCGGAAGGCGGCGCCACAGGCGTCCAGACCGGTCCCGGCGATCCCATCGCCTCCTACTTGCGGATCTCGTTCAAGCCGGATTCGGGCTACGGCAAGCTGGGAAACCTCGACCGCGTGCTCGCCACCTCGGGCCACGCTCCGCTGACACCTCCCTACCCGCCGAACTATGATCCGGCCGAGGACGCGCAGTCGGGCTACTGGCTCCAGGACGGCGCGCGGTTCACGGGCGGCGACATCGACAAGAAGTACCGCGTCGCGCTCGATTTCACGCAGCCGCTCCTCGACAAGAACGGCCAAGTGGTCCCGCTGAACGACTGCCGCAAGATCTACATGGTCTTCGCCCCACGCTTCGAGCGGGTCGAAGAGGAGCTGGAGACCGGCGCGTTCCTCACAGCCGGCGCGCAGCCCAGCGACACGGTCCTCCAGGTGGACAGCACTGCGGCGCTGTCAGCAGGCCGCTACTTCATTGGCGACGCCTCGAGCGAGGAACGCGTACCGCTGGTCTCCGTCTATGCCGGCGGCCAGATCACCGTCCAGCGCGGCTACGAGAACTCCGCGCCAGCGTTCTGGCCCGCCGGCACGCGCCTGAAGAAGCTCTCGCCCGTGGCCGGCGTGGACGCCGATATCGAGTGGCGCGTCACAATCTCGAACATCACGGTCACGGGTGACCGATCGCTCAAGGTCGGCGGCGGCGCGCCACGGATCGAGGAATCCGACGGGCGCTGCAAGTACACCGGCTACTGGGAGGACTACACCTACGGCGGAACCTTTCCGACCCAGTGGTGGTCGATGGGCCATGCAAGGCGCTGCGCGCCCAATAATCCCGCCGACCTCCGGAAGGTCACGATCCGCTATTCCTACCAGTCGGCGCACGATCTCTACCTCGGCACGTTCCTCTCGACCGACTGCGGCAAGATCAGCGTTTCGGTGGACGGCGATCCGGCGACCACGCACGATCTGTATCTGAACGAGTACGGCGGCACGACCGCGAACCTGAAGCTGCGCAGCGGCGTGCCTGCCGGGAACCATACGGTCGAGATCACCGCGCTGTTCGACCGTAATCCGGCCTCAGGCGGCTACTACTTCTACTTCGACTACCTCTGGCCGCTCGTGCCGCAGGATGTGCCGGACCCGCCGCAAGCGTACCCGAACGTCTCGCTCGCTATCGACTTTGACACCGACCACGGCTACCGCAAGCCGCCCGCCTGGCACTTGTGGCAGCTTCAGCGACTCGGCTTCAAGGGCCACGCCGACGTCTACATGGGCGTCTTCTGGAACAACAAGCGGCGGCGCGTGGGCGCGACCTACCCTTACGCCACCATCCAGTTCTCGGGCGAGCCTGTGCCTGGCGAGGTGGTCTCGGTCAAGATCTCGGGCACCACGATCAACCACGCAATCGGCTACGGCGAGACGTTGCAGCAGATCGTGAGCCACTTCCGGGCGGCGATCAACGGCATGTTCGTCGGGGTCTGGGCCGACGACAACTTCGGCACCTCGACCACGCTGCGCGTGCAATCGAAGGCGCCGCTGTGGACGTTCTTCGACAACGCCGCAACCGGCTCGGCCTCGGTCTCGGCGGTGATGGACGACCATTTGGGCACGCCGGGCGATGAGGGTGATTGGGAACTGATCGACGCGGTGTCGCCGGTGATGACCGAGGGCGCGCGGCGCTGGATTCGTGATCTCGCCGGCCAGTTCGCCACGGCGGGAATCCCGGCGTCATTCGCTTTTTCGATGGAGGTGTACCGGCCGCCGGAGGAGATGGCGGCTCGCTACTGGGATGGGGCCTCGGTGGAACTCGATGTGCCCTCGACGCAGATGCACTTCGGCGCGCGGGTGCGGAACTACCTCAAGCAGATGTACAAGGAGTGCGCCGACCAGATCGCGGCCGCAGGGCTGCCCATCGTGCTCCAGTTCGGCGAGACGCAGTGGTGGTATTTCCCGAATGCCTCCGGCATGCCGTTCTACGATGCGGAAACCAAGGCTGCGTTCGAGGCGCGCTACGGGCGGCCCATGCACCGGTTCCTGGCCAACACCGATGATCCGCACGAGGACATCCAGACCGCCGACTTCCTGCGCGACCGCATTTGGGAGTACTGCCAGGAGGTGATCGCCTACGTGCGGCAGTTCCATCCGACGGCCGTCTTCGAGTGCCTGTGGCCGCTCGATGCCAACCAGGGCAAGCCCGCGTCCTCACCCGAATTCCGCGCGCTCAACTTTCACGTGAACCTGCCGAACGAGTGGAAGACGTCCGCATATGGCGTGAAGTACTTCCGCGCGGAGGGCTTCGATTATGACATTTGGCAGAAGAACGCCGTCCGGATGCGGCAGACGATGGAGTTTCCTCGGACGCTCGGAAGGCCGCCGGAGGAGTGCATGTACCTGGCCGGCATTTACGGACCTCCGGACCCGCCGATCGCGCAAGCCTATGGCATGTGGCGCAATAAGGGCCTGTACTCGTTTTGCTTCTGGGCCTTCGACCAGTTCTGTTTGAACTCGCGCCCGGTCCCGCTCGAGGTGGCGGGCCAGGCGGTGGCGACCTCGGTTTCCTACCACAAGCCGCGGGCGGCGCGAGCCCTGCCGCCCGTGGTTGCCACACCGGTCACCGTCCCCGCCGCGGGCGCCCTAAACCGCTTCCGGTCGAACACTAGGAGGCTCAATGAGTAACTATCCGAACGCCATCGACGGCCCCGCAACGCTCTACTCGCCGGTAGACGCCTTCTCCACGCACCCGCTCGAAACAACCGCCACGCTGCAGGTCCTGGCGGGCGACACGACGATCAGCGTAGCTTCGACAGATGGGTTTGCGCCCACCTACGGAATTCTTTCGATTGATGACGAGCTGATCGTCTACGCCTCGAAGACGGCCACCCAATTCACGGGCTGCCAGCGCGGGGCCTTCGGAACCACGGCGGCCCAACACACCCAGGGTGTGGCGGTGAAAGCCAACATGGTCTCGGCGTTCATCACCGCGCTTCAATCGGCCGTGGTCGCAATCGAAAACGAGTTGGGCACTGTGGCTGCGCGCAACTACGTGCGGCGCGACGGTGCCGTAACCATCACTGGAGTGAAGACGTTCGTCGATGGAGCGGAGTTCGGCTCAGGCGCGAAAGCAGCGACCGGCTTAGTGCGCCTGCCGAACGCCGGATCGGTCAAATGGCGCAAGGCCGACAACTCGGGCGACCTCGGCATGGCGCTCAACGCCAACGATCACATCGCATTCGATGCGATCATCGACTTCGCGCCCGGCCAAACCTTCGGCTCGTTCTCCTACCCCGACGCGACCACCACCAGCAAGGGCATCGTCCAGGTCGATCCGGTCGGCGGCCTCGCCGTCAATGCCGGCGTGATCTCGCTTGCCGATTCCGGCGCCATGCCCGGAATGTATCCGAAGGTGACCGTGGACGTTAAAGGCCGCGTCACCGCCGGCGCACCCCTCTCCGCATCGGACCTTCCCGCGCACCAGCATGTCGCCAGCGACATCGTGAGCGGTGCCTTCGGCGTGCCGCGCGGCGGCACCGGACTGACGACCATCGCGGCGAACAAGCTGCTCTACTCACCCGCCCAGGACACGCTGGCCGAGTTGAGCATCGGCTCTGGCCTTTCGCTCGCTGCCGGTGTGCTCTCGCTAGGCAGTCACAGCCACGCCGAATCCGACGTGGCGGGGCTCGTGACCGATCTGGCAATGCGGCCGCTCAAGGGACCCGGCTTTGCGCCTTCTCGCGCAGCCGTCATCAACTCCTCCGGAGCGATCGATGCGGCAGTCGGGAACGGCGGTGATTGCGTGCTGGTAGACGGCACCTCCGCGACGAAGGCCGACGCAAGCCATACGCACGTCGCGACGGACATCGTCTCGGGTGCGCTGGCGCTGGCCCGCGGCGGCACAGGCGCGGATCTTTCGGCGAGCGGCCCGGGCTTTCTGAGGCAGACGAGCGCAGGGGCGGCCGTTGCTGTTGCAGCGCTCCAAGCCAGCGATCTCCCCACGCACGCGCACACGTCCGCGCAGATCAGCGATGCGACGCCGAATGCCACGGCGAGCACGGTCGTCCTGCGCGACGCAGCGGGCGGCGCCAGTTTCGCCTACGCCGCCGCCAACAATCTCTGGGCGTACCTCGACTCGCACCTCCAATCCGTCGAGTGCGGCGCATATGGGACTGTCGGTGGCGCGTTCGAAAACATGGCGAAGTACTCCGAGGACTTCTCGGTGGCGACCTGGGACAAGAACGGCGGCTCGTGCTCGGTGTCCGCAAACGCTGCCACCGCGCCCGACGGCAACATGACCGCCGACCAGATCGACGCCGTCACCGCCACGCCCATCATCCAGCAGCAGATCGCGGGCCTCGTCTCCGGTGGCCAGTACACGTTCTACATCTGGGCGCGCGTCGCGTCCGGAACGCGCAAGGTGTCGATCGCCATCGTAGACAGTCCGTATGCTTCGTACCTCGCCGGCCCGACGCAAGTCACGCTCACAACGGCGTGGCAGCGCTTCAAGATCACCGGGACGCTGGCGGCGGGCCAGACCGGCCTCTGGATCGTCGTGCGCCAGTTCGACGGCAACGGCGATGACTGGACCAGCGGCTCGATCCTCCTTTGGGGCGCGTGTCTCCAGCAGGGCAACGATCCGAAAAAGGGCTACGCGCGCACGTGGGGCTACCAGGCTGCGCCGGTTGCAGCCGGAATTGCGTGCGGCCCGCTGCTGGTCGCGGCGAAGGACAGTCTGGAAACACCGTTCCGTGTCGCGGGCCCTGGGTCGAACCTCGCCGACCACACGCTCCTGCAGGTCACACCGGCAGGCGAACTTCTGATCGCGGGTGGCAGCGGCAACGGCTACCGCTTCGCGGAACTGATGGGCGCCAGCAATCCATCCGGATGGTCTGGCGTGATCAAGGTGAAGAATCCCGCCGGAGTGACAGCCGGCTACATTCTGCTCTACTCCAACCCATAAAGGAACGAAAGAGATGAAACTGATGCTGGACCACACCCAGCGTCTGAACCTGCACGCCCTTCTGGGTGCGCAGCGGGCAGACGTTGGTTCAATTCGCGCGATCTGGGCCATCCAGGACCGGCTCGCGCTCAGTGCCGACGAGGAGAAGACCATCGAGACGAAGCGAGAAATCGTCGCCGGCCAGGAGCACGTGCTGTGGAACCCCGCGCTGGCGATTCCGGCAAAGGAGTTTGAGTTCACCGATCCGGAAGTCGCGCGCATAAAGGCGGCGATCCAAACCTGGGATTCCTACGCTGTCAATGCTGACCGCCGTTGGCTCCAGCCGCTTATTGAGGCAATTTTCTAGATGGCGCCACGGCGCTGATGCGCCGTTCAGGGTGCATTATCCGATCTTCACAGGAATGAACAGGGCAGGATTACGCTCGGCGATGTTTTTCTGAATTGAGCTCGAGCAGGCAGCCAACCGGCTCCCCAGCCGCTTGCCCGCCTGTCCAACTGTCCAGTGGCGAGGCACTTCGAGGTACTTCGGTATCCCGTAGGACGGAGCCAGCGAATGGTTTCGAGGTCCGAACTGGCACACCTCCGGTCCCGTGGGCCCGTGGGCATGATCAGCGTGGGGATGGTGAGCCAGGAGGCCGACAGAGCGACAGAGCGCCTTAACCCTTAACCTTCGGCGACCAAGCCGGACTTACTGGACTACGAATTACCGTGCGGCCTAGTGCACGGGACATTTACCGCTTCCATGTCCCGGTTTGCCCTGCAGATCCGGCAGAGCAGTTCCTCCCATGGGCGCCAGCAGCCGCAGACGGGGCAGAACCAGATATGGACGTCTTCGTTCTCGTAGACCTCGCGGCCGTTGATATTCGAGAAGCCCAT